TCAACCAAACCAGCTACAGCTCTGTTGATTTGTCTTTGTGTAGTAACCTCGTAGTCTTCTTTTGGTTCTGGTAATCTAACATTTAATCTTGACATTATCTAGCTCCATCCGGTCTTACGTCTAACATCAGTGTTCCGTATCTCCAAGACTCATTCTCGTTTTTGTTTTCTATTTTTACATTTACATATCGACCTCTAGCTCTTGTATCTTTCTTTGTAGTTGTAGAGTCTATTGTAAAAGGACTATTAGTTGATGCTGTTTCTGTCTGTGACGGAAATCTTTTTACAGACAGTGTTACGTCTGAATTGCCATTCAATGTTTTAAAGTCAGGAATAAATCTGCTAACAGATACAAACAAATCTCCAGCACCCGCTTGTGTTTGTAAATCAAGATCGTACGATTGTAAGTTGGAGGTCACTTTTGTAACAGAGCCATCTTCGTTAACTTGGTCTGTGCCTATTTCATGTTGAAAGTATTTTGTTTGTCCAAGACCACTTTGACCTAATATTGTAGGAAACGTGCCTGTGCCTGATGTATCAAACTTAGTTGCATATGGTCTTTCATATATCTTTGCATCCATCCACGAACTTCTTGCCTCTGTAGATAACGCCCAAACTCCACCAGCAACACCTGTCGACTCTGCGTAATTGTATGACACAGCTCTATTATTAAAATCACTATTGGTAGGATACCACCATATTATTTCAGAAAATAGATTATTTAGTCCCGCTGCTATTTGTTGACCTTTCGTTGTATCTAAGTTGTCAAAAACCTCATCCTCTACAGCACAAGCCAGTGTTTTCACAGTTCCATCATACAACAGAAAACCTTTTGAACTCATCCAATATGCAACACCATCAACCTCAACAGCTGCATTACGACCAATAAGACCACAGTTTGTGCCTACCTGTTCTAGGTTAAAGTAAAAAGGTGATCCTATATATTTCATCGTGTACAGAGCATTATCTGTGAACACTAAAATACTTTCTTTTGCTTTCAATGCCCCAACAATCTTTGTGCCGTCTTGTAATCTAAGAGTTCCGGCTGTGTTTGTAGATGTTGGTGTGTATGTATTTATATCTTCTTGTACAGAGAAACGTATAAACATGTCGTCCTGTGTGCTAGCCGTGCCTATTGTTGTCTCTGTTCCAAAGTGTAGTAAGTGACGAGCAGTGGGTGATACTAAAGTTAATCTTGATGCTGTAGGATTATTGGTGGTTGCAAAACCACTTGTGCTTTTTGACGCTCTGACAGTCAATCTGTCTGTCGCTGCGGCGTTCCATGTAAAAGTTTCACCGTTTCCAATCGTTGCTATCAGCACTTCACCAAAATTATCTAGTGACCAAAGTCCTGGTTCTAGTGTTGTTTGATCTGCAGGCACTGCAACGCCCCAACCACTAAAGTCTGATGCGTTTGTAACTGTTGCACCATTAGAATGCTCCGCAGCAGTGGTGCCATTTGCGCCCCTAGATAGTCCTGTCAAGTCGTTACTAGACTTACCAGAGTATGTAATCAACTCACTACCGATTTGTATTGTGCCTGAGCTTGGAAAAGCAGCTGCACTTGTAAGAGTTAGAGTTGTATCACTATCACTAAATGCACCACCCTCATTTATTGTGGATGTTGTAGCTCCAGCAACAGTTCCACCCCATTGTCCAACACCCCAACCGTATCCATATGTTTGTATCTGTGGTCCAACTTTTGTGTAAAATTCCACAGTCATAGAACCACCAGTTGATATGCTTGCACTTGCAGCAGCGCTTGATGTAATTGTAAATGTTTTAGGACTAGGAACTGTGTTAACCATAAACTTTGCATCTTCAAAGTTTGATGCGCTAAGCCCCGTTCCACTAGGCAGGGTTACTGAGTCAAGTAGAATTATGTCACCAACCTCAAGACCATGATTTGATCCTGTTGTTATCGTGACAGAAGTAGAGGTGTTTGTTGTTGCAAGTGTGCAACTGGTTTGTTGTCTTGCTGAATCAAATGGTGATATGTCAAACAACTGTCCTTCAAAGTATAATAGTAAAAACTTATCTGTGCCTAATGCAACATATCTGTTGCCTGAGTTATCAATAAATGGGTGTTGGCTTCTAACTACGCCAACGATGCTTTTATCAACGAGAGATGACCAACCACCAACTTTTTCTGGTAAGCCGTATCTAAAACGCACGTTGTCACTATCAATCCAACGGTTCTCTGCACCCTTGGTTGTATTCTGTTTGTCTATCCCTGGTAAAATCTTAAAGTCAATAAGAGCCATATAAACCTCTTACGTTCCAGCAAAATGCTTCTTGACCCAACCTTTTGTTGAATTTGCGTACACAAGCGTAAAGCTCTGTCCGTTCGTGTTGACAGTTAAGTCACTAGCTACACCTTGTATTGGTTGACTGTTTCTGGCGATAGTCAAATTGTTAGAGTTAAAACTAAGTTTACCATCTAAAAAGTGCACCTCGTTGCCAACAGCCGGACTCGCAGGTAGTGTGACTGTTACTGCAGCTGCACTTGTATCTACTATAACTTGGTCACCATTTACAGCTGTGTATGCACCTGTTGTAGTGACATAACCTTTTTGTGTAATACCTGTAATTACGTTTGTGCCATCTACTATTACAAGCATCGTAGATCCAACAGGCATTGCTACACCCGTTCCTGAGCTTGTTTTAATTGTTATTGTATAGTGACTCGAGCTTCTAGTTGTGCCATCGATTACAAGATATGTCTTTTCGCAGGAGTCTGGAAATATTAAACTTCTGTTTGCTGATAGTGTGCCTGTAAGCTTTATGACTTTGTTACGACCATCTGATGCAGCGCCATCGCTGATAGCTGGTGTTTGGTTACCAGATGCTAAACTAAGCTCTACATAGCCACCTACAGCTTGTTCTACTAGATCAAGGTTTGTATTAGTGACTGTGCCCCATAAACCGGCCTTTTCACCGGTTGTCATTTTTTCAAGTTTTAGTGATGTAGAAAATGATGATGCCATAATTATTTATATCCTATGCTGCTACCTCTGTCCATGTTTGACTAGCGTTCAAGTTTATATCATTCCATGTAATTACACCAGCACTTGTTGTCGATACAGTGATCGAGCTGCCTGTAGGTATAACTACACAATCTGCTGTAATAGTCACCGTTCCAGTGCCTATTGTGCCGATTTGGTTGCCTGTGACAGGCACATCCGCGTTTGCTTTTGCAACCGCAGTTCCAGTGGATAACGTGACTGCACTGCCTGTTACCGCAAAGTTTGCGTCTCCGCTAAGTGTTGTATCACCAATTGTCGCTGTAACAGCATTACCACTTACTGTGACTGTTGCTCCAGCTGTTACTGTTACAGAACCCGTAGATCCTGTAATCGCGTTGCCTGTTACGGCATGCTCGGCAACACCTGTAATTGTAACGTCGCCTATGGATGCAGTTAGCTCATTACCAGATATAATGATGAAGTTTTCATCATTACCTGTGCTGGCAAACGTTGTTGCTGCAAATGAGCGAACGCCAAACATTAGACGTCCTTGACGTTAGATAGTTCGCTATTTGTTTTTAAATCTGCATACGCAAGTTTAATAGGGTTGTCTGTTGCATCTAGATTGTAATCAATTTTAAAATGATCAACGTGACGATTGGATATACGCATAGATTGTTCTTTGTCTTTGTCATCACGAGTGTCTTTGTCTTTATATATTAAAACGTCGTAAACTAACTTCCATGCAGCATTCCCTTCATCATCCACCATATTTTTAACATACGCTTGAGTCACTCTTATATAAACATCCGTGAGTGCTATACCTTCGTGTGTTGTCATATTTGCTGTTATTGCCATTGTTTTTCCTCCTTAATTCAATAGTTTTATATCATGCTTTTCAAGTATTGCATCTGCTTTATCTTTGCCCAATGCCTCTTTCGCCATTTCATATACGGCTTCTGCTAATTTTTGATGTTTTGTATAATTTTGCCATATGGCACCGTTATGAAGTCTCAGTAAAGGTTGAACTCTAAAAAATGGTGTCTCTCCTTTTTCAATCATAT